GACACTTCTGAATGAACTTAACCTTAAGAAAAATTTTGTCCCTGATATTATTTTCATTGATTATCTCAACATTTGTTGTTCTGCTCGTATCAAAGCCGGAGCAAACGTCAACTCTTACACATACGTCAAAGCAATTGCAGAGGAATTGCGAGGTCTTGCAGTCGAATTCGGAGTCCCTATTGTATCTGCTACCCAGACAACAAGGAGCGGATATACCAATTCTGACCCTGGACTTGAAGACACCAGTGAGAGTTTTGGTTTGCCCGCAACAGCCGACTTAATGTTTGCACTGATATCTTCCGAAGAGCTTGAAGCACTCAATCAAATCATGGTCAAGCAGTTGAAAAACCGATATTCAGACCCGACAACACATAAAAGATTCGTTCTAGGTATCGATAGGTCAAAAATGAAGTTGTATGATGTTGAACAAACCGCACAAACTGGTTTGGTTGATGCTGGCAGTAACCCCGTCATGAAAGGTGAAAATAAATTCGAAAAGAAAAGTTTTTCTGGATTTAAAGTATAAATATTTCCTTTTGGGGTTTTAAATGGCTGCACAACAAGGATTCGAATATGAAAAAAATGCTGCTAGTGTTTTGAAACCATTAGGATTTGTACCTAAAAACTTCACGCCGGCCGGTGCAGGATCAAATCAACCTGACTTGATACTCGAACATAAAGGAAAATCTTCTGGCTGTGAATTGAAAATAACAGCGGCTTCAGCAGGTTCTTTAGTATTAAAATACAATATAAGCAATAAAAGAAATCCCTGGAGTTTTGGAAAAATTTCAGACGATGATTCTGAAAAAAAATTCATTAAAGATTTAGCAGATGAAGTTGATTTATTCAAAATAATTAAAAAAGAATGGAAAGAAATACCATTTAAAAGGGATAAAGATGCTCTCTGGAACGCAACGGCCGCAAAATTGACAAAAAAACAGCAATATGAAAGAGATCGTGATACCTTTCCTGATATAAGAGGTGAAATATCAGCAACTAAAATAGAAGAATACTATAACAGGAAAGATACATACTATGTAAATGTAGGAACTCATGGATTTTATATGATGGGAGATGAAAATCCTTTAGGCTTAAAAGATGTGCCCACTTTTGGCAAATCTGCTAAAGCAATTTATAGAGCGAGAGTTCAATATAAAGGCAATGATAATTATCAATTTACTTTTGAAATGCAATTTTCAATACCTAAAGCAAATGAATCTCCTTTCAACATAGCTCCTGTAGATGGTAAAAGTGTAAGAATTATTAAATCAAAATTAAATTTATCTTGTTTTATGTAAAAGGACAACCATATAATGAAACCATTAGTGACAATCATAACGCCTACAACAGGCAGCAAACAATTAGCGGATGCAATCTTATCTGTTGAAAATCAAACCTACGAAAATATCCAATATCTTGTAGTCATTGATGGCAAAGATAGAGAAAAACAAACAAGAGAAGTTCTAGACTCGTTAGACTGTAAACGCTACAGTCTTATAACTTTACCGCAAATTACAGGTTATGAACAATATAACGGGCACAGAATTTACGGCGCCATGACTTATATTGCAGAAGGTGAATATCTCTGTTTTCTTGACCAAGATAACTGGTACGAACCAAATCATATCGAAAGTCTAGTTGAAATCGCACATACTAAAATGTGGTCTTATTCATTAAGAAAAATTGTCGACCAATCGGGTCAATATATCTGCAATGATGATTGTGAGTCATTAGGTAAATGGAAGTCTATATTAAACGATCATTTTGTCGATGTCGGTTGTTTTATGATACCAAAAGGTATCGCCCTTAGATTTTCTCCTGGCTGGTATCGAAGAGCAAGAAATCCACAAGAGCAACCAGAAGTTGATCGTCTCCTTTCACATCTACTTTTCACACAAGTGCCACACGAACAGGTTGACACGAATGGGCTTTATACGTTAAACTATAGAGTCGCAAGCAGAGCTGACTCTGTTCAAGCTGATTTTTTCAAAAATGGTAATGAAAAAATGAATGGGAAAATGAATGGAAAATTCCCTTGGAGAAAATGATGGAAGATAAAAAAGATTTAATTATAGGAGCTTTCTCCAATTACAATGATTTTAACGTGCTGAAACCTTGGGTATATTCAATTAAAGAAACTAATTTCAAAGGTGATATTGTTTTAATAGCTATAAATGCTTCCGATCAAATTTGCCAAACTCTCGTGAGTGAAGGTATTGAGGTCGTAAAAGTTAATGATAAAAATAATATGATGATTCATATGTTGCGTTTCATTCATATTTACGAATATCTAAAAACAAAAGGTAATACTTATCGTTATGTAGTTTCCACTGATGTTAGAGATGTTATTTTTCAAAAAAATCCGGTAGACTACTTGGAAAAAGAATTTCATTTGAAAATGATAGGTGCCAGTGAAGCTATTAGCATAAAAGATGAGAAATGGAATCGTGAAAACATAATTAAAAATTTTGGTAATTATTGGTATGAACAAGTTAAAAATAACCTAGTTTGTAATGTTGGCATATTAGCTGGGCATGTTCATTTAGTAAGAGACTTGTGTTTTCATTTATTTCAAATGTCACTAAATCGCCCAGACTGGGTTGCCGATCAAGCCGCATACAATATGCTGCTGGCATTTCATCCCTTTAAAGAAACTATTCAGATTAAACAGTTGAGACATGCTTGGGCTATTAATGCACATGTCACCAACAAACCTGACCAGTTAGAAGAATTTGGACCGTTTTTGAAAGAAGGTAGACCGATCTTCGAAGATGGTAAAGTTAAAAATGAATTTGGTGAAGAATTTACTATTGTACACCAATATGATAGAGTTCCACAATGGATGGAATATGTCATGAAAAAATATGATGTGAATTTAACAAAAGATACGAATACAGGAACTTCACCTAAATATTTTATCTATAAATCATAAGTTATAACCATGAGGTTTTGATATGAGTAAAATAACTCTTGTTACCGCTTTCTATGATATAGGAAGAGGTGACTGGTCGACAAGCGTTCAAAAAAATGGTGGCCCTCTCCCACACTATCTTCAAAGATCAGTAGACAAATATCTCGATCACTTCTCACGAATGTGTGAAATGGATGCAGAAATAATTGTTTATACATCAAAAGAACTATCACGAAAGATAGCATCCATTTCCCCGAAAGTAAAAGTAGTAGAATACGATTATTTTACTATACATGAAAAACTTAGAAACGAAATCTCAGCTATACAAACCCTTCCAGATTTTGCATCCAGAATTAATCCTTATGAAGTAAGGAACCCAGAATATTGGTCAAAAGATTATGTGGGCATAACTTCTCTAAAAGCATTCTTTGTTTATGATGCATTTGAGAAAGGCTTAGTAACAAATGATTTTGCTGCATGGATTGATTTTGGTTATTGTAGAGATTCAACACACATACCTGAATCAAAGACATGGGAATATGATTTTACGCCTGGAAAAATGCATTTATTTAATTATAGAGATCCTGATATCAATCGATCGATGGAACAAGTTCAAATTGCTGTACTTAACAACCTTGTTTATATTATAGGTGGTGTTTTTGTTGGTCAAAGACAAGAATGGAAAAAATTAAAAGAATACATGGAGAGATCACTTATTACATTGATGGATAATGGGCTTGTCGATGATGATCAGGGATTACTTCTAATGTCATACTTCAAAGAACCAAAAATGTTTGAATTGCATAAAATGCCATTGGACGCACCAATCGAAGATGTTCGATCGATATTAAGGAAATTTAATAAACATGAATAAATTAATAATTTTCGATTTAGATGGAGTCTTAATAGATTCAAGAGAATTGCACTATGATGCATTAAACAAAGCTTTGCAAAAAATTGATGCAAAATATGTCATTTCAAGAGATGAACACTTAAGTTTGTATGATGGTTTAAGTACAACAAAAAAACTTAAAATGTTAACGGAAAGAAAAGGTCTTCCGTTAGAATTCTATGATCAAGTTTGGAAAGATAAACAAGAAGCAACGTTCAGCTTGATACGAGGATTCAAGCCTAACTACTTTCTTTCGTCATTTTTTTATGAAATAAAAAAGAAAGGGTATAAAATTGCAGTAGCATCAAATTCAATACGTGAAACAGTTAAATTGGCATTGTTAAGCATAGGCGTCATTGATTTAGTGGATTACTATGTAAGTAATGAGGATGTCAGTCGAACAAAACCTTATCCTGAGATGTATTGGAAGTGCATGACTGCCATGAACGCATTACCAAAAAATACAATAATTATTGAAGATAGTCATATTGGGCGTCAAGGTGCAATGGACTCAGGGGCACACCTACTGCCTGTTGAAAACTCTCAAGAAGTCAACTCTGACAGAATGTTAAAAAGGTTAAATGATATGATGCAAACAATCGAAGGTAAAAATAAAAAAAGCCCTCCTTGGAGAGACACTAAATTAAATGTGCTGATTCCTATGGCAGGAGCAGGATCAAGATTTGCTTCAGTCGGATACACTTTCCCTAAACCTCTGATCGAAGTTCGGGGAAAACCAATGATTCAAGTAGTTGTTGAAAATTTAAACATTGAAGCAAATTATATTTTCATCGTTCAGAAAGAACATTATGAAAAATACAATTTAAAATTCTTATTAAATTTAGTGGCACCTGATTGTAAGATTGTTCAAGTAGATGGGCTTACAGAAGGTGCAGCATGTACGACACTGTTAGCAAAAGAATTTATCGATAACGACCATCCTCTAGTAATGGCAAATTCAGATCAGTTTGTTGAATGGAATTCCAATGAATGTATGTATGCTTTCACCGCCGATTCTATTGATGGAGGTATCGTCACATTCGAAGCAACTCATCCAAAGTGGTCATATGCAAAACTAGGTGAAGATGGATTCGTGTCAGAAGTTGCTGAAAAACGCCCAATTAGCAATTTGGCTACGGTAGGAATATATTATTGGAAATATGGTTCCGATTATGTTAAATATGCAGAAAAAATGATTTCAAAAAATATTCGTGTAAATAATGAATTTTATGTTTGCCCAGTTTTCAATGAAGCGATTCAAGATGGTAAAAAAATTAGAATTAAAAATATTGAAAAAATGTGGGGTATTGGGACACCAGAAGATTTAAACTATTTCCTTGATAACTATAAAGAATGAAAATTGCTTTTGAAGCAGATAAAACTTCAACTTACAACAAAGATACAGGAATTGGCAAAAGACGTTTCTGTGTGATAAAAAAAATAGGAGTTAATATTATGAATGTTGCCGTTGTTTTAACTGGGCACATGAGATGCTGGGATAAAGTTTATCCTAATTTTAAACATCACTTTGTTGATAGATATAATCCAGACATATTCATAGAAACATGGAATGATGAGGCTTATTGGGATCCTCACAGTTCACATGGAGTTGTCAAAAATGCGCCACAAGTGAATTTTGATAAACTGATAGAAGTTTATAATCCGACTATGCTTCGAAAAGAACATTATGAAGACTATGAAAAATTATTTGAACACAGATCAAAATATTTCGAAAATTTTTATCATGTTCCAAAAAATATAATTTCTATGTTTTTTAAATTGGGTCGTGGCGTTGCGATGATGGAAGATTATATGTTTAAAACGGGAAAAACATATGATTTAGTCATAAGAATGCGCCCAGATTTAGTGTTCAACGAAGAACTTCCTAATTTTGACCGTAATAAATTTTACACAATGGGTTATAGAAATCATAAAGGTCAAGGTACATCTGATATGATACAAGTTGGAAACTTCTTTACAATAGGTCTCTTTTCAAAATTGCTACATCATCTTCCTCAAATTTATAGAGAAACTGGCTTACTTTGCCCACATGTTATTTCTGAACATTTCATAAAAAGACTAGGGTTTCCTTGGGAAGAATTTATGGTGAGTAAAACAATTATGCATACACCTTTAGGTGAATATAAACCAAAAGAATTGTATCAAAAATGAAAAGAATAGCTCTGTTGGCGTCCGGAATACCAAATTTTAAATTTACAATCAATAATTTTTTTCATAGGATAATCTTTCCGGGTCACGAAGTAGAGTACGATATTTATTTTTGCTTCTGGAAAAAATATCATAAAAAAGATAAAATTGGTTTTGTAAACTCACAAGATGATTTCGACTATGAAAAATTTTCAACAATATTACCAAAAAATTTTAATTTAAAAAAAGTTATTTTTATTGATGAGCCAAACTTTCTTTCGAAAGAATTAATTAAAAGCCCACATCTACTCGGAAAAATTTATGAAAAAATAAATATTTACGGAACCGACCAACTAAGTAAAACATTAGATTTGATAGATTCTTGCCTAAAACAATTTTTAGGTTTAAAATATGTTTTTGACTTATCCACATTGTCTAATATAAACTATGATTGTTATATGAAATTTAGAATAGACGGAATAACGAATTATTCAATAGATTTCAATTATTATTATGAATGGGTTGACAATACTATTTTAATGCCATCAAATGGAAGATATTGTTTAGATAAACCTAATATTCCTGTGAACGATCAACTTGCAATAACAAATTTCTATGGAATGAAAGTTTTTTGTTCATTAGTGGACTTTATTGAAAAATATGTTCTAGAGGATGATTTATTTTTTCACCAAGAAACTTTGCTATCATATCATTTATTTAAAAATGAAATAACTGTGGGGGATATGTGTTTAGATCACCATTTAATAAGAGATTGAAAATGAAAATTATATCACACAGAGGCCTGATTTATGGGCCAAACAAAAATAAAGAAAATAAACCAGACGAAATAGAGAAGGTCCTACTACAAGGTTTCGACTGTGAAATTGACGTTTGGGCAATTTATGATAAATGGTTTCTTGGGCATGACGAACCACAGTATGAAATACCTGTAAGCTTTTTGGGTAAACAGGGATTGTGGATACATTGTAAAAATTTGGATGCACTTTATAAATTGAACGATTCCGTTTTTAATTATGAATACTTCTGGCATCAAAATGATGATTTTACCTTAACATCTGGAAATTTTATCTGGACATACCCAGGAAAACATCTAACAAAAAACTCAATTGCAGTTTTACCTGAGTTTAATAAAGATTATTGGGAATATGTTAAGTCTGTAACAATTTATGGGATTTGCACTGATTATGTTGAAAAATTCGTATCCGAAACTCGCACTATGTCTGTCCGGACAGCCTAGAAGTTATTTTCAAGGTTATCAATACATAAGAAAAAATTTGCTTAGTGTGTATGATGTAGACACATTTGTACATTCATGGAAAAACGATAACATGTTTGTTCAAATGAGAATATATGATGAAATAAAAGCAATATACTCTCCAATTTTCAGTCTTTTTGATAAGCCCTTAGAAGGGAGTGTCAATTCGGATTTGACAGTTCCGAACGCTTCTCATCCTGCCAATTTTTGTACATCGATGTTTTATTCGATACACAAATCTGATCATTTTCGTATTTTATCCGAATTGTTTTTAAATAAATCTTACGACTTTGTTATTCGGAGTAGATTTGACTTTGCTTTGAATAAACAAATAGATTTTTCAAAACTTGAAAAAGGTAAAGTATACGTGTCAAAAGATACTGAAGATTCAAATGCTTTGTTAAATGACCAATTTGCAATAGCTGATCCTGAAACAATGAAAATTTATTCTTCAACCTATCTTTTCCTACGACAACATTATAATAAAGGAGTACAACTTTGTGGGCATGCAATGTTGGAAGCTCAATTGAATATGTTTGGAATACCTGTGGAAAGAATAGACATAGATCATCCTTTTGAAAATGGCAAATATAACATTGGAAAACACTCTATTATACGAGATGATATGGAAAAATGGGTAGATAAGAAAATCTGGGGTTACTAAATACCAGATAGTCACAGTGTACTAAAATCGAGGATTCAATGCTATCTTTTGCCAAATTCTTACTGGAACAAGAAGATCCAGAAGAAGGCGCTAGCCGACAAATTAAACATCTAACACATGTCGAAGACCGTGCCCTTCAAACTGGAGAAAAGGGTGCTTTACGTTCTATTTCCTCACTCAGGTCCGCTGCTGAACATATTGCATCAGGAAAAAAATCTTCAGAACTTACTACCAAATATGATGGATCTCCAGCTATCGTTTATGGCTATCATCCAGACAATGGTAAATTTTTTGTCGCTTCAAAGTCTGCATTCAATAAAACTCCAAAAATAAACTACACTCCTAAAGATATTGAAAATAATCACGGACATGCTCCTGGATTGGTGGAAAAACTCAAACATGCTTTGAAACACTTACCAAAAGTTGCACCAAAGCAAGGAGTTTATCAAGGTGATATGATGTTTTCTTCAGAAGATAAAAAAGCTTCTAAAGGAGGTGGTGTTTCCTTTAATCCTAATCCTTCAGGTTTAACTTACACTGCACACGGCGAATTAGGTAAAAAAGCAAAAAGGGCACAAATAGGTGTAGTGACACACTTGAAATATGAGGGTAAAAATTCAGGAAGCTTAAACGCATCACATCAAGTTGATCATGAAAACTTTAATGAACATCCAGACGTATTTACCGTTGATCCGCAGATGGATACGTCCAAAGTTCATTTCGGTCCAAAAGAACGGGCCGAATTTAATAAACATATTGCTGCCGCTGAAGCAGTTCATAATACTCATGGTGATGATATGTATGCTGGAACAAGCAATCATCACGGCGTAGGTGGGCACTTAGAAGCATATATGAATCATACTGTAAGAAGCGGTGAGATGCCAAATCACCAAAACTTCAAAAATTGGCTGGAAACTAAAAAAAATAAAGAAATAGATAAATTAAAGGTTGAGAAGAATAAAAAAGCTAGACAAGATGATCTAAAAAATGAATTAAATAAAATAGAATTAAATAAAAAACATTACAATAATCTATTTAAAATGCATGGGCATCTCCAAAAAGCCAAAAATGTTTTGATTAACGTTATGAATCAGCATCAACAATTTCAGCATCAGCATGCTGGAGAAAATGCAAATCCTGAAGGATATGTTTTTCATCATAAAAACGATACAGATAAATTTGTAAATAGACAAGAGTTCTCCAAAAGAAATTTTGAGGGAATAAGAAACATATGAAAACTTTTCTAGAAAAAGTAGAAGAAAACGAAAGAACTGAAAGACCTGTTGTCATGGCTTTCGGTAGAATGAATCCTCCTACCGTTGGGCATGAACAACTTGTAAATCATGTTAAAAAAATTGCTCAAGATTACAATGCGCCTCATCATGTAATAATTTCACATTCAACAGATTCGAAAAAGAATCCTTTAGATGTGGTGAAAAAAGTAAAACACGCTAAAAGATTTTTTCCTAATACTAACATATATTCTTCAAGTAAAGAATCACCTACGTTTTTACAACATGCATCTAAACTTTACCATTCTGAGCATGACCATTTAATCATGGTTGCTGGTTCAGACCGTGTTGATGAATTTGAAAAAAAACTGCATCAATATAATGGTACTCACCCAGGAGCATTGTTTAATTTTAAGAAAATAGAAGTTAAATCGGCTGGGCAAAGAGATCCGGATGCAGAGGGTGTGGAGGGAATGTCTGCATCTAAAATGCGTGAACATGCAAAAAATAACGATTTTAATTCTTTTAAGCAAGGCGTTCCTGCTCATGTTCCCGAAAAACATGCTAGAGAATTATTTCGTGACGTTAGAACTGGAATGGGAATTCATGAAAATGTGAACCATGGTTTATTTAAAGCCATATTTGTTGCTGGAGGTCCAGGTTCTGGTAAAGATATTATCATTAGGGAGTGTGTACCACACCAAAGAGCCGTTGAAATTAACACAAATTTAGCAATAAACATATTAAATGACAAGCACAAGTTATATGAATATTCAAACGATTCTCGTCGTGAGGCAATAAGAAATAGAAGCCCTCTAATAATCAACGGTACAACAAATGATCAGTTCGTTATTTTAGAAATAAAAAAAGAATTAGAAGAGTTAGGTTACGAGACGATGATGATTTTTGTCAACACTTCCAACGATTCTTCCAAAAGAAGAAATGAAAGTCACACCAGAATTTTAGAAGAATCTGTTAGATACGAGAGATGGAAAAAGACACAAATCGTTTCAGAATTTTTCAAAGAAAATTTCACAAAATATTTGGAGTTTGATAATTCAGTTAACTTGAATGAAGCTACCGAACTGGAAAAAGCAGATAAAGAAGAAGATTTAACAATCATTTATGAAATGATCAACTGGTTTTTTGATATTGAAATCGAAAATGAAATTTCTAAAGGATGGCTCGTTAGAAATAAAAAAATAACCATTGATAATTTATTTGAACAAGCCATAATTGGAGGAAACTATGTTTCAAAAAATAAAACAAATCGCAATGCTTCTATTACCAAAGAACAAACCTGCTCCTGCACCAAAGGAGGAAAAGCATCCTCTAGACTCTTTGGTAAACAATCAGGAAAGAAAGGCCAACGCATACTTGACAACATCTGCCCCAGTTGTCAGCTTACCAGAAAACAAGGTAGAGTCGACTCCGTTACCGACGGAGACGTTGCCTCCAACAGTAGTTACATCTTCAGAACCTACGTTGAAGGAACCTCTCCAACCATCGAAAGAAAGCCAGAAGCCAAAGAAACCAGGTTCCAACAAGACGCCGACAAAATCAGGGCAAAAAAACAAAAAACGAACAACTCCGAAGCAGGTAAAGTGATGAAAGCTCCTGGGACCTCACCAGAATATGATACAAGAGGTTCCGGTACAGTTTATCCAATGTCAGGTTTGGGAATGGTGACATATAGAGAACAAAAAGAAAATAAATATACCAGTGCCGCAGAGGTAACACGCAAATCGTTCAAAAATTTTAGAAAAGAAGCAATAGATTCTCCGAGCGTGGATATGGGAGTAACCGGCACAGCACATGGACCTTCTAATAAAGAGCCCATAGAAACATTAAATAAAATTGAAACGAATCCAACTAAAAAGAAGAAAAAATGAAAAGTTTCAAACAATTTATAAATGAAGAATGTCTAGAAGAAGCTACACCGGCTTGGCAAAGAAAAGAAGGAAAATCAGAGTCTGGTGGCTTAAATAAAAAGGGTATTGCTTCATATAGACGAGAAAATCCAGGCTCAAAACTTTCGATGGCAGTTACCACAAAACCATCAAAGTTGAAACCAGGGTCAAAGGCTGCAAAAAGACGCAAATCATTTTGTGCCAGGATGGGAGGAATGCCTGGTCCCATGAAAGATGAGAAAGGTAGACCGACAAGAAAAGCATTGTCTTTAAGGAAATGGAATTGTTAAATAAACAATGTACAAAATGTAAACAGGAAAAACCTTTAGATAAAGAGCATTTTCCACCTCATAACAAAACTAAAAGTGGTTTCGATAGTTGGTGTAGAAAATGTAGAGCAACATATAGATCGGAAACTAGAAGAGGTAATTATAGAGAATCAATAGATGATGATACATTAAAAAGTCTAATAACAGAAGTTAAAGAATGCGTAATATGTGGTAATGTAGAAAAGTTAGTTGTAGATCACGACCATAAAACAGGTAAAGTTAGGGGTATGTTGTGTAACCACTGTAACAGAGGTTTAGGTCATTTTAGAGATGATCCAATGCTTTTAGAATTTGCTGCTCAATATCTTTACGCCAGTTCCGATTTACCAGAATGGGAAAAATTTTTAAAAGAAACGACAGAGGTATAAAAAATGTTTACGAATAATAAATTTGCCAAAATGGATTCTATTGCAAACCTTATCAAAACGATTATTGAAGCTGACACAAAAGCTAAAATGGAAGAATTGAAAGGTGGGCAGCACAAAATCGATAAAAATAAAAATAATAAAATCGACGCACAAGACTTTGCAATTCTCCGTGGCGAAAAGAAAGCCATGAAAAAAGAACAAGTGGATCAGAATGATAAGGAAACTGAGGAATTGTCGGAAGGTAGACCCTTTAGTCGAATGCACCGTATCGGGCGATATGGAACTTCCAAACCCAGCCCTGATCGATATGGAACTGGCACGAGCCCTACAAAAACACCAACTGCAACACAACCATCTAAACCTGCGGCTCCAGATAAAGGACTAAAGAAAGAAGAAACAGAACAAGTTGATGAAGCCAAAGAACCAGGTTTTAAAGCATCTTATGGAATTGGCCGAAAAGGTGCTACTGCAAAAAAACCTGAAACATATGGTAAAAGAGTTCAAGGTAAAGGTTACGATAATCCCGAAAATGAGCGTAAAGCGCCTGAAGGTAAAGTTCCAATGACAAGTTTGATGCCTGGTTATAGTGATAAAGCTGCACGATTAGCCGCTGTTCAAGCAAAAGGTAGACTTGTGAAAGGCTCAGCTCAAAGTGCAAAACAGGTAGAAAAGGAAGAAGTTGATCCTAACAAAACTGTTACTGATACTTTAAGAGGTCGTGAAAAAAGTTCTAGCAATCCAAATTTATCGAAAAAGGTTATGATGGATGTGCCAGGCAATGTCAAAGAAGAAACGAAACAAATTGATGAACGTACATTAACCAAACCAGAAACAGCAGAGAAAGAGCGTATTGTCAAGGGCATGAAAAAAAGTTTAGCAGGTTTTAAATCTCGTTATGGTGAAAGAGCAAAATCGGTTATGTATGCAACTGCAACTAAAGCCGCAAAAGAACGAAAATAAGGATTTACCATGAGTGAACGTAAAAAGCAGATTTTCTTAGAAGCACTCAAAAAAGCTAAAAAAGAATCTGTCATGGGAAAACTGGCAAATGGAGACACTGATCCAATGGAGCCATGGTCCAAAAAGCATGCTCCTTTGGATGAGGTCAACACACAAGTGCTTTGGAAATATATTAAAGCAATGGGTCGTGACCCCAGAACCATTTCACTCAATGATCGTCTGAATCTTGCACGAACAGATAAATTTAAAAAGTTTGCAAGAGATCATGTCAAACTGATTCAGCAGCAAAAAGAAGAAGTTGAACAAATTGATGAAATGGATAAGAGTCAACCCAGTCCTGGTCGTGATGATAAAATAAGCCATAGTACCTATGGTTCAAGAGACAAAAAGGGTTCCGACTATTTTAAAGGTAAAGAAATCCCAGCCAAGCAAATTAGTGTAAAACAAATGCAAAAAGACGCACTTGCTATTTTAAAAAAGCAAGGTGTGGCGGAAGAAACCGTTAATGAAGCTGGAACTGGCACACTAATGTCTTATATCAAAGCAAAAGGTTTGAATCCTCTATCGATGAATGGAAATCAGAAAAACAAATATTCACATTCAAGTGAATATAAGTTGTTCAAGCACAGAAGAATGAAAGCTGAAACTTCAGGAATGGGCGAGCGTGGTGATGATTGGAACGAAGAAAAGAAGCCAGTCAAAGAGGCTGTTGACGAAAAAGATACCGTTACTTTAGATATTCCTTTAATGATTCGTATTGTCGAATATGCTAGAGAAGATGCAAAGACGGATATGGATCTACATAGAATTGTCGAGAACTTAATTAACCTTCGACATGAAGGTGTTCTCACTATGGATCATTACGAACAAATTGTTAGTATTAAAAAAGTAAAAGAACAAGTTGAACAAATTGATGAATTAAAAAAGCAACCTGATAATCAAGATGCAGATGCACATATAACAAGAGAAGATTTAAGAAAATGGTTCAGTAAAACTGATCCTGAAGGTGGTTGGAAAAGAATCAACAGCAAAGGTGAAGCCATCGGTCCCTGCGCCCGTGAACCAGGTGAACCAAAACCTAAATGTATGTCAAACGAAAAACGTGCAAAGCTATCCAAAAAAGAAAGAGCAGCCGCCGTTGCAGCAAAACGAAAGCATGATCCTGTTGCAGATAGACCAGGTAAAGGTGGAAAGCCAGTTAATGTTTCAAATTTTGGAAAAGGTAAACTTGGTGAAGCGGCAACCTGGGCACAACAGGCTGCAATAGCTATAGCAATGAAAAAAGCAGGCAAAAAACCTAAAAACGAAGAAGTTGTTGATGAAGCTTGTTGGGACACACATAAACAAGTTGGTATGAAGAAAAAAGGTAATAAAATGGTACCAGATTGTGTACCTAAAAACGAAGAAGTTGAACAGATTGATGAAAAGAACAAGCCAACAAATCCAAAACTTTGGGCAAGAGCAAAATCATTAGCAAGATCAAAATTTGACGTTTACCCTTCTGCATATGCAAATGGCTGGGCTTCTAAATGGTACAAATCTAAAGGTGGTGGTTGGAGAGCAACAAACGAAGAAACTGTAGAAGAAGCAAAAAAGTTTGGCTATGCAGCCATTAATGCAAGATATAAAAAGATGACAGGTTCTTCTTTAGAAGATAAAGAAAAATATTACAAAGAACTCAGTGCAAAGTTAAAAAAACAGCACGATGATTACGTTGCTTCTATGAATAAAAAAGATGAAGTAAAAAATGAAGAGGTAGTAAAGGAGGGCATCTACGGTATAGAAGATTCACCTTTATCAGCCACCAATTCAGTAAAAGCTATGGAATCTAAAATGGCAAAAGAAAAATCAAAATCAGCGAGAATGATTAAAGCCATTTATAAGAAAAAAGGTTTAAAAAAAGAAACAATATATGATTGGGAAAAATCAGAAAAAGGTGGTGAAAAAGGACCCAATGCAAAGATCATTCTAAAAGGCGGTAAAACAATGACAGGCAAAGATAGAGACACCATCGAAATTGATCCTGTTGTGAGAACGAAGCTCAACGGTGCAAATGGCACTAAACCCAATCTATAATAAATAGTAAATAGATTCTTTTAAGGAGAAGAAAAAATGTCATCAGCTTTTTGGACAATGACAGATGCAAATACTGGCGTACCAATTTTTACACCAGCAGATTTAAAACTTGCACCAACAAGAGCAAATGCTAATGTAATTTTCGCAAACTCAAATACTGCACAAGCTTTTAGTATGGCTGTCGGTGTCTACGGAGTCGATACACAAGAGGCATCCAATACACAAGTTACATCAGCAGCAGGTAAAATGGCACATGCTGGTTGGGTAGAAAGAAAAGCGGGTATGGGCCCGGTTTTATCGCTCTCTGCTAATACAAATGCATACAGCCCAGACGGAAATATTTTTGTTACATTTTCAGGTGGTGGAACTGGTTCAACGACAGCTAATGCCAGAATAGTCACAAATGGTTCAAAATTAATTACATCAATTACTTTAAACACAAGCGGTTTGTATCTGACAACACCAAGCACTACAGTAACAAATAGTAATGTGGCCATCACGGTCACAATGGGTGGAAGAGCAAATCGCACACAATATGAAACAATCGTTGCCGCTGGTAGTATGACAGGCAGCGGACCGGTGATAGAATAGTAAATAAAGGAGAAGGTATAAAATGACCTTCTCCTTTCTAAATAATGTTCGAAGATTTGAATGATGACAATATTATAATGTACGCAATGAAGGCGTATAACTCGCCACATTGCATACTAAGTGAATTTGAAAGCGATCTTAAACGTACTAAATATTTAAAAAGATTATTTCGTCGATATAAAGTGACCAAAACTCTCAAAGAGAGATTGATACTGAATCATACAATTCTTCTTTATAATGTTTTTGGAGTAGATGCCGCCACAAGAATATTATTCTATAAAATTGATGAATCGGATTATGATGTTTTAAAAACTTTCTTAATTTATCTAAACTACATGCCAGATAAAGTGAAAGGTATAAGAGGTAAAGATATCATTTCTTCCGACATACTCATAGATATGAACGTGGCAGAAACACTAAGAAAAATATGAAAACTTTCAAAAAATTAAGAGAAGATATGGGTGGATCCGCAGGACCTGTTAATGTTGTGTCGACAGGTGCTATAGCTGGTTCAGGTGAAAAAGGTGGTGAACCTGGCGTACATCTAAAAAGGAAAAAAGCCGTCATAGTACAACCTATGGCAAGAAGAAAACCACCAAAGTCATAATAAAATGTGGATTTTAGAGTGGTTACCTAACTGGATATTCTATGCAATTCTATTACTGGGTTTAATAGGATTCGCAGTCACATATCTTCTCAAATTCGTACCAATTCCAGCATTATACGTCTATAAGACACCAATACAAATAGTATCGGTAGTCTTCATGGTCATTGGCGTTTACATGGCCGGATCAATTGCAAACAACGAAGCATGGGAAGCAAAAGTAAAAGAAGTCGAAGCTAAACTTGCTGAAGCTGAAGCTCAAGGCGCAAAAGAAACTGTCAAGATAGTTGAAAAAGTTGTCGTACAAGAAAAAATTGTTCGCCAAAGAGGACAAGATATTGTAAAGGTCGTAGAGAAAGAAGTTGTCAAGTATGATAACAAATGTGAAATTCCTCCTCCTTTCATCGAAGTTCATAATCAAGCAGCAGAGAAAGTAAAATGAAATTTGCAATCATTTTTTCAGCATTATTTCTCGTTGGGTGTGCATCGAAGCCAGTGCCAGTCAAAATAAAATTTCCTGAAGCACCTGAAGTTTTATTACAGCCTTGCCCAGATTTAAAAAAACTAGAAAAAGACGTTAAGTTAAGTGATGTTGCAAAAACAATCACAGAAAATTATACACTTTATCATGAGTGTTCGATTAAAAATCAAGCATGGGGTGAATGGTACAAAGCACATAAAAAAATATTTGAGGAATCAATGAAATGACTGAATTAACAAAAGAACAGTTAAAGCAGATGTTACCTAAGAACCCTTATATTGATTATTGGCACAATGCACTTGCACAGTTGCTTCCTGATTATGAAATTAATACTGGCAAAAGAATCGCAGCATTCGTTGCTCAGTGTGCCCATGAATCTGGTAACTTTATGGTTCTACAAGAGAATCTAAATTACAGAGCACAATCTTTAAGAAAGTTATTTCCCAAATACTTTCCAGATGATGCAATCGCTCAAGACTATGCAAGTCGACCTAACAAACAAGAGGCTATAGCAAATCGTATCTATGCAAGTCGCATGGGTAATGGACCAGAAGAGTCTGGTGACGGATGGAAATTTCGTGGGCGTGGGCTCATTCAACTTACTGGTCGACATAATTATACATGGTTTGCAGCATCATTAGAAATTAGCCCAGAAGAAGCATCAGAATATCTAACTACATTCGAAGGTGCAGCACAATCTGCTTGCTGGTTTTGGGAAAGTAATAAACTAAATCAGTGGGCAGATAAAGGCGATATACTTACACTCACAAAAAGAATTAACGGTGGAACAATCGGGCTTGATGACCGAATCAAACATTATGAACATGCTCTGCATATAATGGGAGAGCATTGATGAAGTATCTGTTGATTTTACTGATGCCATTTTTAGTTGCTTGTCAAGAGAGATATCGATACCCCTGTCAAGACCCTGATAATTGGGATAAAAAAATGTGTCAGAAACCTTATTGTAGCGCAAACGGAACATGCCCAGAAGATTTGAGACACTATGAAAGACAGAATACAAATAATCAGAAACAAAATTCATGTTCGGGGAGTTGCAAATGATTAAGGACTTATGGTCAGGACCAAAATACACAGAAGATGAGTTAAATGCGAGATTAAAATTTTTCATTGGCGTGTGCCTTGCAGTAACATTGACGGGTATCGTTTTCGTAGTTCTCTTTTCTATCATCTTTGTAACGCAACCTATGAATGGTATTAGCCCCGTGGATAATAAGTTTTTTGAATTGATTATTCCTATTGCAACATTCTTGACTGGAACTTTATCAGGTATCATGCTTGCTGGTAATGACAAAGATTTGAGAGCAAAAGCACTTGAATCTGCAAACAGACCACCTCCACCACCTGCACCAGCGCCCGTTCCAACTCCTACATTAAACATATCATATGGGCAGAGAACAGAGCCTACAGTATCAATGCCTGCGACAGTAGTTACAGGCTTTGGTGGTAAACCTGCACCTCCAGTAGCACATCAACCGGAGATTTAAATGCCACCACTCATTAGTATATTTCAATCAAATGTCGGTGATCACGGAATTAGTAGCAAAAGAGTTGTTACTTTTTTAGCATTCTTGTTTTGTAGTATCGCTTTCTTTGCAAATTTGTTTTTCGGATATAAAATAGACACTCATATATTTGATGGCATGATGTATATCGCAGTTGCAGGTCTTGGTGTAACCGTTGCAGAGCGATTTGCTACACCTAAGACTCCCTTGCTCAAATAAATAAACAACACGGAGAAATAAATGAAAGCAATTATTCTTTCTTTTCTGATTGCATTTTCGAGTCTAGCACTTGCAGCGGAAACAAAAAAAGTTTGTGTTGATAAAGTCACTAATGATGGTAAACCAGTTCTCGATAAAGCAGGTAAGCCAGTTCAAGAATGTAAAGAAATTAAAGTTCACAAAAAACTTGAAGGTACTGAAGTACCTCCTGCGAAAAAGTAATGGCTGAACAGGTAGATTTAAAAGTGGAAGTGGGAATACTTAAAACGCAAGTATCTTCCCTTACTCAACTTTGTGATAAAATGGATAAAGTTATCGAAAAGTTATCCGATAATCAAGATAGGTTCGTCAATCAGATTTATAACGACATGGAAAAAAGAAAAGACGATACGGTAAATGATATCAAAGAGATGCATTCTCGCATCACAACAGTTGACAGAAACCTATCAGATAAGATAGAATTAACTGAACGCAGAATCATGGAAGAGATAAAATCTCTACGTAATCACATCGATAATCATAATAAGAAAGAAGAAAGTGAAATCAAAAAAATATTACAATGGAAATGGATGGTTGCCGGTGGTATTGTTGCCTTGGCATGGTTGTTTTCTAACATAAATTTAGATATGATATCAAAGCTATTTCGTTAATTTTATTATGAGTTGTTATGTCTATTTTTATTGATAGAAAATATCTTAAACTACTTTCACCTAAATTAAACAAATTCTCACAAAAAAAAGAGGATTTGTATAATTTTCGTTGCCCCTTTTGTGGAGATTCCAGAAAGAATCCACACAAAGCTAGAGGGTACATTTATAAAAAGAAAAATGATTATTACTATAAGTGCCAAAATTGTGGTATTGGGCACACGATGTACAATTTTATTAATTTGATAGATTCAAATTTAGTAAAAGAATACTCGATGGAGAGATATGCCAATGGAGAAGATGGCAATCATAACTATAAGAAACCGGAAATAAAGTTTGAAATTCCGGTTTTCAAAAATAAAACGGTAATTAATTTACCAAAGATTTCATTTTTACCGGAAAATCATTTAGCCGTGCAATATTGCATAGGGCGAAAAATTCCAAAAGATACATATGATGAACTATATTATTGTGAAGATTTTAAAAAATTTGTTGATGAAATTCTTCCTAATAATGAGAAACAGCTCAAAGAAAATGATGCTAGATTAATTATACCTTTTCTCGATGAAGAAGGTTTTCTAACATGTTTTCAAGGTAGAACTTTAACGGATTCAAAGATTCGATATATAACAATCAAATTAGATGATGACAGCAAAAAATTATTTGGTTTAAACAAAATTGATAAAACAAAGAAAGTTTATGTGACTGAAGGTCCAATAGATTCCTTATTTTTATCAAATTCAGTTGCGACCGCCGATGCTAACTTAATGAGTGCAGCCAATCATATATCAAAAGAAAATTTGGTTTTAGTTTTTGACAATGAACCGAGAAATAAAGACATATGCAAAATTATGGACAAAGCGATAGAAGAACATTTTTCTGTTTGTATTTGGCCAGAAATGATGCAAGAAAAAGATATTAATGAGATGATTTTATCTGGATTTACCTCTGAAGAAATTTTAGATATTATCGACAAAAACACTTTTGTGAATTTGAGAGCTAAAATGGAATACATACAATGGAAAAAAATATGAAAGTAAAATTAATCAATTATTCGCAAGATCCGGAGGGTAGGAATCTTCTAGAGCAAATTGCATATACCGCAAGAGTTTCAAACCCATCAAATCAAAATAATAACGAGACGGCTGAGAAGTTAGTTAGATACTTAATAAAACATAAACACTGGTCTCCTCTGGAAATGGTCAGTGTATGTTTGGAAATAAACACAACTCGTGATATAGCTAGACAAATTCTGAGACACCGTTCATTTTCGTTTCAAGAATTTAGCCAGAGATACGCCGTTGCTGATATGGGATGGGAACTAAAAGAAGCCAGGTTACAAGACACAAAAAATAGACAAAACTCTGTTACTATTGATTTAAACAATGATAGCGAAAGGCAGTTAGCCTATCAGTGGGAAAGAATGCAAACAAGAGTTCGTGTCGAAGCTGAAAACGCCTATAATTGGGCAATTTCAAAAGGTGTTGCAAAGGAGCAAGCAAGAGCGGTGTTACCTGAAGGTATGACTCTCTCTAGATTGTACATGAACGGAACCTTAAGATCGTGGGTACACTATATACAGCTCAGGTCATCAAATGGGACTCAAAAGGAACACATGCAAATTGCACGAGACTGCGCTAAAGCTATTGAATCTGTGTTTCCAATGATTAAGGAGTTTGTAGATGAACAGTCATGATGATGTTAAAAAGTTTTTAAACGCATGTGATCAAACCGAAATAGGATTTGGAAAACAATCAGATCTCTACTTGAAATTAATTAAAGAAGAATTTAAAGAACTAAATGAAGCATACAAAAATAAAGATTTAGTTGAAATTGCTGATGCGTGTGCAGATTTAAAATGGGTTATTGAGGGTCTGGAGTTAACACTAAATTTACCTCAGCAAAAAGTGTGGGATGAAGTTGCAAGAAGTAATATTTCAAAAATAGGATCAGACGGTAAAGTCAAAAGGCGTGAAGACGGTAAAATTTTGAAACCTGATGATTGGACTCCACCCAATATTAAAAAGATATTAGAAAAATAAGGAAATAAAATGGAGTATATGGGAATTAAAATTGATTTGGAGAGAGATAGGCTTTTTGATGAGCTTGGATTGAAAAGATTAAAAGAATCATACATGAGAGAAGAAGAAAAATCTCCACAAGAAAGGTTCGCATATGTCTCAAAAGCATTCTCTTCCTCGTCAGAACACGCTCAGAGGTTATATGAGTACAGCAGCAAGCATTGGCTCAGTTATTCTACTCCCATTCTTTCTTTTGGGCGCAGCCGTAGGGGTTTACCTATTTCTTGTTTTTTACCATATCTCCACGACAGTGCAGAAGGTTTGGTGGATTGTTTGTCGGAAGTAAATTGGCTCTCAATGTTGGGAGGCGGGATTGGAATCGGAATCGGTATTCGTTCGGCTGATGATAAGTCTACTGGGATTATGCCTCATTTACGCACATACGATGCTAGTTCGCTTGCCTATCGGCAGGGGCGCACACGCCGTGGCTCATATGCTGCTTATCTTGACATATCCCATCCTGATATTCTTATCTTTTTGGAGATGAGAAAACCTACAGGCGACCCTAATATGCGGGCTCTGAATCTGCATCATGGTATTAATATCACTGATGATTTTATGCAAATTATCGAAAAGTGTATGTTAGACCCAAATGCGGACGATTCTTGGCAGCTTAAGGACCCACATAATAAAGAGGTTCGTGAAGTTGTTTCCGCTAAAGAATTGTGGCAGAAAATTATTGAGCTTAGAATGCATACGGGTGAACCTTATATTCATTTTATAGATACAAGTAATCGACTGATGCCCAAATTTCAAAAAGAAAAAGGTTTGAGTATTAAACAGTCAAATCTTTGTAGCGAAATCATCTTACCTACAGATAAAGATAGGACAGCAGTGTGCTGCCTCTCATCGGTTAATTTGGAGTATTATGATGAATGGAAGAATAACGAACTTTTTCTTCGGGACATTGCTGAGATGTTGGATAACGTTCTTCAGTATTTTATCGATAATGCTCCTGATAGCATTTCTAGGGCGAGATATTCTGCTTCATGTGAAAGAAGTATTGGCGTTGGTACTTTGGGTTTTCATGCTTATTTACAGCGTAGTAATATACCGTGGGAGTCACCAATTGCCATCGGAAAAAATAAAAAAATATTCAAACACATCAAAGAAGGTTTAGAACGTGCAAACCTTGAATTGGGTGAGGAACGTGGTGAAGCTCCTGATGCCAAAGGAACCGGCCGTAGGTTCAGTCATACGATGGCAATCGCTCCTAACGCTTCTTCTAGTATTATTATGGGCAACACTAGTCCTTCTATTGAACCTTATCGTGCCAATGCTTATCGCCAAGACACTCTATCGGGTTCTCACTTAAACAAGAATCGTTATCTTGACAAAGTTATTCAGAAACATTTAGCAGGTGATGGAGACACAATATCAACAAATGATTATAATGATATCTGGTCTTCTATTATTGCTAATGATGGATCTGTTCAGCACCTGACATGGATGGATGACTGGACAAAAGATGTTTTCAAGACTTCAATGGAAATTGACCAGCGTTGGTTAATTGAACACGCTGCTGACCGACAAGAATACATTGACCAAGCACAGAGTTTGAATCTTTTCTTTAGACCAGATTCTAATATTAAATATATTCATGCAGTACATTTTATGGCTTGGAAAAAAGGATTGAAAACACTTTACTACTGTCGCTCAGAAAAATTAGCAAAAGCTGATAAAGTATCCAGGAAAATTGAAAGAAAAGTTATAGAAGAAATTGATATGAGCCAAATTGCCCAAGGTAACGATTGCATTGCTTGCGAAGGATAAAAAATGAAAAAGATACTAAGATTTACCGCTTCATGGTGCCAGCCGTGTAAAGCAATGGCAAAGAATTTAGAAGCTGCAAATTTAGATATTCCCATTGAAGTGATTGATATTGATGTACATGATGATGTTGCAATCGAACATAGCATTCGTTCAGTGCCAACTCTAATTTTAAAAGATGGTTCAACAGACAAAAGACTTATCGGATTACATTCAGTAGATAAAATTAAAGAATGGGCAAATAGCTAATGGCACACATGGTCGCCAATTTACCACCAATTCATTGTTATATAAGAAGAGAATTTTTATATGATTTTGAAAAAGGATTTAATGAATATGAACCTTGTATTTGGGTGAGTATTAAATCTATTCGAGGGCAAGCATTTCGTATAGAATCATACTTACCCAACTATGGTGCTCTATATGATAAACTGCCATTGCATGCTTACGTTTCCAGAAATAAAGATTTAGAAATAGATTCTTTTTTACCTCTTGACACCTTGCAAATCTGGGATTGTTTCAGTTATGATATTACAGTTATAAAAAAATCTTTTTTAGGAAATTTATCAGCAAAATTTTATGGTAAAGACAAAAACTGGCACCACGGCGAATATTTGTTCACAGTCGATAATAGTGCGCCAGATTCAAATGTTTTAGATACAACTTATGCAGAATGGCCTGAAGATCATAAATCATTTAATTTCATCATGTTAAAGAATGGCCAGTTTGCCGCACAACCAAATAATCGAACTATTTTTTTAGATGCGGCTTCAAATCCTAAAACATTGAAATTTCCAGATTTTCGTGTGTGTAAAAAATTATACCGAGTCGAAACAAATCCTAAGTGGGCCCTTGGTGATACAGATACGGTAATGTATGAACAGCAAAAGGATCAATAATGAAAAAACAACAATTAAAACTAACAGACGAAAGAAATAGCTTTAAACCTTTTAATTATCCTTGGGCATATGATGCATGGCTTAAACATGAACAAGCCCACTGGCTACATACCGAAGTGCCAATGATTGAAGATGTTAAAGATTGGAAAAATAGGTTGACTGATGAAGAGAAACAATTCCTCACACATATTTTCCGATTTTTTACGCAAGGAGATATCGACGTTGCTGGTGGTTACGTGCGTAATTATCTTCCTTATTTTCCCCAACCTGAAATACGGATGATGTTATCGGGATTTGCGGCAAGAGAAGCTTTACATATTGCGGCGTATTCACATTTAATTGAAACACTTGGATTACCTGAAACGACATACAATCAATTTTTAGAATATCAGCAAATGAGAGACAAACACGATTATGTTTTAGATTTGTCCTCAAAAAATGGAACAATAGAATCTACAGCAACACATATTGCAGTGTTTTCAGCATTTACAGAAGGTATGCAGCTATTCTCTTCGTTCATCATGTTGCTAAATTTCCCCAGACATGGTAAAATGAAAGGTATGGGACAAATCATTACTTGGTCCATCGTCGACGAAACAATGCATGCAGAAAGCATGATAAAATTGTTCCGAACATATATAGAGGAAAATAAAGATATTTGGAATGATGATCTCAAAGGAAAGATTTACACAATTGCTACAAAAATGGTTGAACTCGAAGATCGTTTTATTGATTTGGCATTTAGCATGGGCGATATGTCTAATTTATCTCCTGATGACGTTAAACGTTATATTCGTTATATTGCTGATCGTCGCCTTATTAGTATGGGTCTCAAGGGTATAATGAAAGTGAAAAAGAATCCTCTTCCCTGGGTCGAAGAAATGATTAATGCACCAACACACACAAACTTCTTTGAAAACAGAGCAACAGATTATGCGAAAGGTGCACTTTCTGGTAATTGGGGAGAAGTTTGGGCTTAAAAAAGGAAAACCATGCTAGAAAAATTAGTAACAGCAGAATGTTCAGAGTGTGAATCCAGTTTTGAAATGACATATCAAGAGGAACTTGTCTCAAAAGACCTCCCATGCTATTGCCCTTTCTGTGGCGAAAAAATCGAAGACGTCCAAGAAGAAGAATATATAGACCAGGACGATGACTTTGATGAGATAGAGGAATGGCGATAAATTGGGTATACAAAGAAAAAGATTTTTTTGAAGATGACATAGAAGATAATTATGGATTCGTTTATCTAATAACTAATTTAAAAACTGGTAAAAAATACATAGGTAAAAAATTTTTTTATTCTTCTAAGACAAAAACCTTAAAAGGTAAGAAGAAAAGGTATAAAGTTAATTCAGATTGGCAAACTTACTACGGATCTAACAAAGAATTGCAAAATGATGTTATACTACACGGAACAGAAAACTTCAAAAGAGAAATTCTGTATCTTTGTAAATCTAAAGGAGAATGTAGTTACTTTGAAGCTAAAGAACAGTTCAGTCGACAAGTGTTAGAATCAGAAGAATACTATAATACATGGATAATGGTAAGAGTCCGAAAAAATCACCTAAAGGTAAAATTAATTGATTAATATTGTTGATAGGTTTCGTGATAGACCAATGGACGGAATTCAATTTTTCAAATTGGATGATGAATATAGCGTCAGCACTTTTACCTACAACAATAAAGGTGAAAAAATAGAAGGCTCAGTCATGGGTGACTTCTATCACATTATTGTTATACCTAACCTGGCAGAGTCTGTACAAGATTTAGAAAAAACAGAAGCAATTCTTAGTTCACCTTTGCATTATGTTGAAAGATTAATAAATGATGGTTTTTCAGGTGTTGTGGCTAAAGTTACGACTACCTCCGAAGAGGTAATGAAACATTTGTATGATGAAATGAAGGAAAAAGGGAGTATTGAAAATGATGAACAAATATGAATTGAAAGAAGTTCTCAGTAATTCTGTCGTTACTGTGGTTTTTACAAAAGTGGACGGTTCCGAAAGGGTAATGAACTGCACTCTGCTTCCAGAATACATTCCAACAACTGTTGCAGAAAAACAACAACTTTTGACAGAAAGTTTGCCAAAAGCAGAAAACCCCAATACAATAGCAGTATGGGATTTGGAAAATAATGGTTGGCGTTCATTTCGCCTTGACTCAATTAAAGCCGTAACGAAAAATGAGACTTACATCCGTTAAAGACTATGAAAAACAAATTTCAGGTGGAGAACCTACCTGGAAGAATGGTGATGGTTCAATTGTAAAAGCACTTAATTGGTATAATTATCACTGTGAATCAAAAGATAGTAAAAAATACACTATCCAATATCTTAAGGAAAACAAATACACCAAAAAAGATATTGATCTTATCGAAAAAGTTCCTGAAGACCAATTTAAAAATTTAGGCTTTGTCTGCCGCATCAAAATGCGTGGCGGAAACCTGAATGAAAAGAATACTCTTTGGATTTCTTCTTTTATAGAAGAGTTGAAGCATAAAGTTGAGTTACAGGAAACAAAAAAACCTGTCGAGCCTAAAGTTGTAATTTCAATTCAAGAAAGAACTTTCGACAAAGCAAAAGAATATATTGGTGAAATCGAAAGTATTATTGATGACTGTTTCATGGTTCGGGATTTTGATGCCGTAGATCCTTACGACTCTATGCAAGCCATGGGTATCAAAAGCGCACATGCAAACCATGTAATCAAATTCTTCAAACAGAAGGTATCCGAAATCGAACAAGTTGTTCAGGGAAAAGATGAACAGTTGACTGAAGGATATTCGAATTTCTCTAAAAAAGAATTGAAAGAATATTTGTCTTATCTGAACAAGATTGTATCTGATGCCGAAAGAATTTCACACAACACCAAATTGACCAGGAAGCCAAGAAAGAAAAAAGCTAAACCTGTCGACAAGGTGATATCAAAGCTTTCGTTTAAGAAAGAAGATCCCGATTTTAAAATTGCATCGGTGAACCCAACCGACATTGTTGGTTCATCACAACTGTGGATTTTCAACACAAAAACCAGAAAGCTTGGTGTGTACAATGCAATTGATGAAAGTGGGCTAACCGTCAAAGGTACGACAATTGTGAATTTTAGTGAACAAACGTCTGTACATAAGACGGTTAGAAAACCAGATACAGTTTTACCAGAGCTTTTGAAAAGTGGTAAAGTATCTCTTCGCAAATTTCTTTCCACAATAAATTCTGTCGAACAGCCCTTGACAGGTAGAATTAATTCTGATACCATCTTAGTTAGAATTATCAAATAAAGGTATATAATGATTCTCATTGATCTAAACCAAGTTCTGCTCTCTGGGTTGATGGCGCAAATAGCAGGACAGAAAAATCTCAAAATCGAAGAAGGGCTTATTCGACACCTAGTTCTTAATATACTGAGAACTCAAATAAAACAATTTCGCCAAGAGTATGGTGAAGTTGTTCTCTGTTGCGATAACAGAACTTATTGGCGAAAAAGCTTCTTTCCTTATTACAAGGCTGGGAGGAAAAAGGCACGAGAGAAATCCGACCTAGATTGGCATCTTATTTTTAATATTCTTGGAAATCTAAAACAAGAATTGAAAGAAAACTTTCCATACAAAGTCATTGATGTTGATGGTGCTGAAGCTGATGATATTATCGGTACTCTCTCTGTCCGCCACTCAGGCACTGAAAAGGTTCTGATCCTTTCGAGTGATGGTGACTTCATTCAATTGCAGAAATATAAAAATGTAAAGCAATATAATCCTGCCACCAAGAAGTTTATCGTTTCTACGAATCCTACATCTGATCTAAAAGAGAAGATTATTCAAGGTGATCGTGGAGACGGCATTCCAAATATTTTCTCACCCGACAATTGCTTTGTACTCGAACAGAGACAAAAGCCCATCACTAAAGTTAAACTCAGTCAACTTCTGAATGAAAATTCAGAAAACTATGAAGAGGAAATAAAACGAGGATTTATTCGCAACAAAACTTTGATTGATCTCGAAATGACACCTAAAGAAATTCAAGTGTCAATTATCAAAGCGTTCGATAATTACAAGCCTTCTCCAAAATCACAACTGATTAATTATTTTATGGAGAAGAAACTTAAAAACCTTATGGATGTAATAGAGGAATTTTAATGCGTAAAAATATTTACGAAGTATTTGATGAGTTTGAAAAACAAACTAACAAAAAAGATAGAATCGATGTTCTTGCTAAAAATTGGGGCCCAACATTGAAGTTGGTTCTACAATTAGCATATAGGCCAGAAGTGCAGTGGAAATATAAAAACTTCCCTGAATCATATAAGAAGCAAGAAATTGTTCCAGGATATTCCTTTGCGTCTCTTGACACTGAAATCAAAAGACTTTATATTTTTCAAAAAGGTAATCCTACCGCAGAGAAACTAACACCAAAACGAAGTGAAGAACTTTTAGTGGTGTTTTTAGAATCTCTTGAACCTCGTGAGGCGGAAATCGTTATGGGTATTTTCAGAAAAAACCTGGGAGTCAAAGGTTTGACCGAAAAATTTATTCGTGATAATATTCCAGGTATCTTTTAATCTAACTACGGAGACTTAAGTGGGAAAATTTGTTGGAAAATTTCGACAAGAGCGTGACTATTCCGATGACTACGGTTACGGCGGAAGAAAACAAAAAAGAAAACGTGAAAACCGTGAAATTCGTAAAATGAAAATGCGACAATACGAAGAAGATAATTATGCTTTTGAAGGTTCAGATAGGCCCTTTAAATATAAAGACTAAGGCGTTGTAAAAAAACAACACTTTTGGTTGACAAAGCTTCAACAATGTGATATACTGATATCTCTTTGTTGGAGATTATAATGATTATTTACACCAATCTAGGTAAGTCAAAACCCAAACTCGCTCCAAAAAAAGAGCGTGAAGAATATGCAGCATGGCTCAAAAAACATGGCGTTGATGGTAGTAAAGTAAAAACTAAAAAATACCATACAATCAACGAATATTCTATGAAAATTCCCTCTGGGCGATCAACAACCAAACATATACCGTCTGTAGACTCTGGGTTATCAATGGCCGCAGCAGCTCCTCGAAAAGTCTACACGGGTGACAAAATCATTGGAATTGGAACTTTGCATAAATCTAATGCAATTCCAATTTTCACTGATGAAGAAGCAAAAGATATTGCAAAAATGCGTCGTTAAATCACTTAAATAGGATAAATTATTATGAATGTAGAACAAAATGTGCAAGCGTGGCAACAATTGACAGATATTGTCAATGAATGGGTCAATCCTATGGCCTATTTAAGCGGTTATTGTTATATTGAAGATGCTAATGACGGTTCCGGAGACGGAATTTTGACTTTTCCTGAAGGAATGTGCGAAAAAATCGGCTGGAAAGAGGGAGACACGCTAAATCTTGAACTTATTGACGGAAATAAGTTGGTTATTACAAAAAAACAACAGTAAAAGACAATAAAATCGAAAAAATTTGACTTTTTACGTGTTTTTTAATATAATTTCTTATATCAACACTCAAAAAACATAGGAATTACGATGCTGATCGAATCTAAGTCTGTTCTTGCCCGTCTGATGGCTACCGAAAATCTAATTGTTGAGCAGAGAAAAGTTCCCACGGCATCTTTTGACGTTAAAAATCGTATTTTGACGATTCCGATTCTTAACGGAAACCTTTCACCTGAAGTTTATGACTTGATGATTGGGCATGAAACTGGGCATGCGCTTGAAACGCCTCTTGAGGGTTGGCATGACTCGATTGTGGATCTAAAAGTCAATCGTTCGATTCTGAATATTTGCGAAGATGCACGTATTGAAAAGAAAATCAAACGCAAGTTTCCTGGCATCCGTGTTTCCTTTGTCAAAGGTTATCGACAACTGTTCGACATGGACTTTTTTGGAGTAAAAGGAAAAGACCTCAACAAACTAAACTTCATTGACCGTGTAAATCTGTACACAAAAGGTGGATCTGCACAAGGTATTGAATTTTCCTTGAAAGAGGCTGAACTGCTGAGAGAAGTTGAGAATGCCGAAACCTTTGATGAGACTGTTCAAGTTGCTATCAAAATTCAGAAGTTTATGAAGGAGCAGCGTAAACAAGAAAAAGAACAAATGCAACAAAAGAGCAAAAAATTCAGCATGCCGTCGGATGGGCAAGATTATGATGAGAGCGACGAAATTGACGAGAGTGATGATTTTGACAGTGATGAGTTAGAATCAAAGGATCAATTTGATTCCGAAGGTTATGATGATGAGTATTCACTGGATGAATTTGAAGACGATTCCGGTACGACCGGTACGAACGATACAAACATTCGTTCAGTCACCGATGACACCTTTCGTAAAAAAGAACAGGAACTCTATTCAGAAGAAAACAAAGAAATTGTGTATTCGGATATTCCCGAACTGTACATCGATAATCTGAAGGTTAGTTATGAAAACATTATCGAAATGATTATTGCAGAAAACATCAAGAATACCTCATACAACAAAGAGGTATTCCTGTCCGAATACAACAAGTTCAAAAACGAATCGAACAAAGTTGTGTCTTATCTTGTCAAAGAATTTGAAATGCGTAAAAATGCCGAACAGCAGTCACGTTCACGTATTTCAAAAACGGGTGAACTTAATCTAAACAAAATTCATGAGTATCGTTTTACTGATGACATTTTTGCTCGCATGACAAAAGTGCCCAATGGTAAATCGCATGGGCTGGTTATGTTCATCGACTGGTCGGGTTCGATGGCCGAGCATATGTCGGCCACAATCAAGCAATTGCTTAATCTAGTTTTCTTTTGCAAGAAAGTCAATATTCCTTTTGAAGTGTATGCGTTTGCATCAGGGCTGCAAGAGAATGCAAACGAAAAGCCGATTCAAGCAAATAAAGTCGGTACGATTCGACTTGAGCACTTTTCTTTGTTGAATCTTTTGTCCAGTAAGATGACGATTCGCCAGTTTACTTTTATGGCATCCCATCTCCTAAAATTTGTTGCAAACCAGTACAACAGCACTTGTTGGTTTCCTAAACTTATGCACCTTTCGGGTACACCACTGAATGAGGCAATCATTGCAGCATATACGATTCTTCCAGAATTCAAGAAAGCCAATAAGATTGATATCGTCAATGCAGTTTTTCTGACGGACGGAAACGGTGCACCTTTGCATCATCGTTTTGCATCAGAGAGCACCTTTTCACATTCAATTAACGTTTCACGTTATCGCCGTTGCTGGTTTCGTGATCCTGTTACCAAAGCATCGGTTGAAATCGATTCAAAAAACAACAAATATCTTGCATCAGACACCTTTGCTGCGATGCAGACAATTGCGCTTTTGAAATTGCTTAAACAACGTGCAAACTGCAATATCATCGGATTTTATATCTGCTCGATGCGTTATGCACGGGAAGCGATTTCGACCTATATTCAAACCGATGATACTCTTGTGAAAGATAAGCATATAGCCGATTTTAAAAAGAAGAACTATACGCTTCTTTCTGATGTTGGTTATGATGACTATTATTTCCTTCGTTCAGACAAACTTGACATTGAAGATTCAGAATTTACTTTTGAACCAAAAAATACAAATGTAACAACACGCTCACTTGTCTCCGCATTTTCTAAATATACGAGCGGGCGACTTTTGAACCGTGTAATATTGAATCGTTTTATTACATTGATTGCATAATTGCATAAAAAGGATTACTATGATTTACGTTGTACGTGATGTACTTTCACAAGAACTCATCGATCAAATCTTTGCATGGAATGAAGAAACTCAAGCAGGTGATGTTTGGGCTTCCAATCAGGTCAAATGGCTGAATGTACTGAAATACGCAACGATTGGTACGATTCTTTCCAGAGTTTTTCCAGAAAATCTCAGAGCAGCCATTTACAATGACCTGTATAACCGTGGAACCATTGACTGGATGCCCGAAACTACCTCTGCATTGTTCTATATGGGGTTTCCGCTTTCCTGCGTAAACTGGCATCCAGACTTTCCAGAATATGACGCAATGTCGATTTACCTGTCAAAAGAATGGGATTCCAATTGGGGCGGTTGGTTTGCATGGACCGATCTAAATGCAGGTAACGACCTATCCCAGGCACCTTTTAATCCTTTGTCCGGTAACTTCTATGTTCCACAGTATAACACAGCCATACGCTCAACAAACACCGAATGGCATTGCACGACTCCCCTTGCAGCTAATGCTCCTATTCGATATTCCATTCAGCTTTGGTTCTCCAAGAAGAAATAATGCCAAGAACTCCTTCAAGCCCTCCAGACCATCCTCCTCCAGAGATACCCAATACCAAGAGATCTTTTAACGCATCTTTAATTAAGTATAGAGATCCAGAATCAGAAGAATACGTCTGGTTCTGGGTTAATTCATCCTCCGGTGGAACTATCTCTCCTTCTTTTAATACACGCAAAGACGCCGAAAAGTGGTACGATAACATCCTTAGAATCCACTTTGAAACTATCGATTTAATCTTAAGAGCAAAAGACGGGCAATTCTATAAGCTGAGTGGTAGAGTTGACGTAGAAGAAATGCTGATGTACACGAAGAATAACAAATGCCCTTTTAGAGTATTCTTAGAAGAGGATGTGATTAGTGTAGAAATCTTAGCACGATCCGAACAAGAAGCAAAACAAAGAGTATTAGAATACTTTGAGATATTAGAGTGGCTATAGTAGGCCCCCCCCAAAAAAATTTTTACCCATGAAAAATTCGAAATTTTGTGTGGGGCCCCAGAAAATAAAAAATTAAAAAAAAGAGTTTGGGCCATAGCACAAAATAGCTTACATGGCATAATTTTAAGGCCACTGCCCCCATATTTTTAAGCTGTTGCATCCACGC